TATATTTCTCTTTGTCCTGTTCATTGCTTTCGCCTCCGTTCTTGAAAATGTTTTGCAAAGGATAAGCTGGCAAACCCTTCCTTTCCCGTCACCGGGTTCGTGTTCCCACGGGTTGACCAATTCGTTTTGTAGTCTCCGCCCGGTGAACGATAATAAGGGTGGACGGTTCGGCCGTTTTTCTTGGTGTGGCCTTTTATAAAAATTCCTTTTATATATTCAATTCCCACAATCACTTTGTTCATCGTGTCGCCTCAATCAAAAATGTTTCGGCCACGTCGGCCATTTCCAGCAAGCCAAAATCAAAATGGTCAAAAAGCCATTCATCGACGGCCCGCCAATTCCTTTTCAGATAGTAAAATAAAACTCCCATCACTCACCGCCTTCCGGCGTGGTTTCGTCAACGCGGTGTTTAATCACTTCCATGTTTGGAAGGAAATAATCAATTCCATCCTTGGAAAAATGGTTGACCCAATTCGGTCCTTGGCGGTCATACTCAAAGCCGCACGTTTCAAGGTAGGAAATCGCCGTTTCCAATTCGTATAATTCGTTCCTCATTTTTCTACGCTCCAAAGTTAAAGTTGAAGGCGGCGCCCGAAGGCGCCACCCGTGTCAACGTCGTTGCTCAATTTCGTCCATGATGTCCTTGTCCCGGTTCCATGATTCCCACATTCTGGCCAAGTCGCCCGGTCCCATGTTGTGGCTTCCGTGTTCGTTGGTGATGCGGCCGGGCTTTCCCAAGTCAATCCATATTTGAAATTCCTTTTCCGTTGGGAAATCATAGGGCGTGAAATCCATGTGGATTTGTTCGCCTTCCGGTGGTTGGACAAAATGGTAAATCTTGGTGTTGTCGCCGTCAAATTCCGTTTCCTCATAACCTTGATAGGTGTGGCCTTTATATTCATAAATGGTTTGCATTTTTCTACGCTCCAAAGTTTAAGTTGAAGGCGCCCGAAGGCGCCCGCCTATTTATATTTTGACTTCCTTCAAGTGGACGTTGTTGTTGTTGGCCGGTTCAATCTCAAAATGGCGCCCTTCAAAATAAACCACGTCCCCAATGTTCAAAGTGATTTCCGGGTCCACATATTTCGGGCCGTCGGAAGAAATACACGCGGCCGTGGCGTTGGCCCAATGAGTTGCGTGTCCCAAATTAACCGCCCGGTTATAGCTGGCAATCGGGCAATCGTTATACTCCAAGGCATAGGACGCACATGAATTGAAGATAAAATCCTCACCGAAATCATAAAGCCCTTTCCCGAAAATTTTCACTCTTTGCCTTGCCACCACCGTCACGCTTTTGTCCGTTAAGTTTTTCATTTTTTAATCTCCAAAGTTAAAGTTGAAGGCGGCCCGAAGGCCGCCGATTTTTAAGCCCAACCCCACTTTTTTTGTGGATAGGTTCGGCTCACTATCTTCCCGGCTTTTCTGGAAAACACCAACAAGTCACCGCTTGCCAGAACCACCAAGGCGCCGCCTTTCAAGGCCGCATACCGTCGGGCGCCACCGCGCCACGAAGTCAGGCCCAAGGCCCGCGCAAATTTTCGGAATTCGGCAACCGTCAAAAGGTTGTTGGCCACCGCTGTTTTGTCGAAGAAAGTTTTTTCCGGGGAAAGTGTCATTTTAAAACCTCCAAAGTTTTAAGTTGTTGCCCTCACTACCCTTATAGTATACCACAATGGGGTGGAATTACAAGGGAAAAGCGAAGAAAAAGACAAAAAAAAAGGCGCCCGAAGGCGCCCGGAAAGTGTTGATAATTAAGCCTTTATTTCGGCCATTTTTTCGGTCAAAGTCCAAAGGGCTTTATTCAATCGCACGTCCTCATTGATTGAAGTGACCTTGCGGACGCTTTTGCGGCGCTCACCATACTTGAAGGCACCACGGGCGCCGCCTTTGATAAGGTTTTCTTGAACCACGTTGAACGTGTGCCAAAGGTCGGTTCCCTTGTCATCATAGCGACGGGCGCCCAACAACTTGTCAGCGGTCACAGGTTCCGTTCCGGTATCAGCCCAACGCAACTTCAACGCCGCTTCGGCAAAAACCAACTGTTCATCCGTGGACAAGTCAATGGCCCGGAAGTTTTCAACGGACTCCGCAATCTTCGGCACGTCGTTGATAATCCGATAAGTGGCGTCAATAACGTCACCCTCTGCAAATCCAACGTGTTTAACGCCGATTTTCTGGAAGGTAGTATCCGCAACCACCATACCGTTGGCGCAAATCATACGAAACAAAGCCGCGTGGAAATTAAAAGCCGCCGTTCCATCATGCGCCGAAGTCAAAAGGATTTCCGGCCGGGTGTCGCCCGCAATCAACGCCGTGTCGTCCAACTTGGCAAAACGGATTGAATGTTTTTGAAAGCCTTGGCGGTCCTCATTTCGGACACGGCTTTCAAACGCTTGCACCGGACTCCAACCTTGATTCCGTAAAATGTCAACCACCTGAATGGTGGGGACAAAGGTATAACGCTCCGAAGTTTTCACGCTTGCATGATTGGCGAAAACCGAAGGCGCCACGTTGTTGATTTGGTCATTAGATAAAGGATAATTGAATTTCGTCATTGTGTTCTCCAAAAGTTTAAGTTAAAATCAACTTCAATGTTGTTTCACTACACACATAGTTTACCACAATGGAGTTAATTGTCAACGTCCAAAGATAAAATAAATATTCAATTAAAACAATGACTTAGGGGGATTTTGATGGTGAATTATATGGCGGGAATTAGAAAAAGGATTTTAAGACTGCGAAACAGGGAAGGAATGACCCAAGCGGAATTTGGCGAAGCGTTGGGAATTGCCCAACAATATGTGGCCTCACTTGAAACCGGTTATCGGCGCCCGTCGGGTTCTTTGGTTTTTATGATGGCCGCAAAGTTTGACGTGGCCGAAGATTGGTTGAAGCGTGGAAAAGGAAGGTTGCCGGATACGGCGGCCTTTTTACCGGCGAATTAAAACCCACCTAAAGTTTAATCACAAAACTCAATGAAACCCAAGGTTGCATATTGGAATGTGGACCGTCCCCGCCGGTGGCGCCGGTGATTTGAATGACGATGAACCCGCCGCCCGTGGTTCCGCCGCCTGACCTTGGTGACAACACATTCAAATTGGCCGTGTGCGTGTGGCTTGGCATTTCGGCCTCAACCAAGGTGACGGTTTCGGCTCCACCCATGTCGCCATGAATGGCCGGGTCCGTTCCGCCGGTTCCAACTGGCACACGCCCGCGCATATCTGGCAACGTGATGTTTTTATTCAATGCGAAGTCAGCGGCCGCACCAACACCACGCCCACCGGAAACCGGCGCTTGTGCGTCGGCCATTGAATTATATAGCAACGTGAAAAGTGGCTCCGTATCAGAATTAGCCCGATTTGTCCCACCCGAAGATGCGTTGCCAATGCTTCCGCCGTCGGACAACACCCACCCGGCCGGTGGCACCACTCCCATGTAAAATTGACCCAAGCCAGTGGGTTGCAACGTGGTCAAAAGATTTTGTTCAAGGTTGGAAGTGTTCTGATTGACCCATTCAAAAATATCTTGTCCGGCATTGTAGGCAACAACCACCACGCCGTTGGCCAAAATATCGTTGGCCACCAAATCATTGACCAAGTTGTTTTTTATAACCTTGGCGCCTAATCCGTCAATGTTTAAAGTTGTGGCGCCGGTGTTGTTGTTGACGGCTTGGAAAACATAAAGTTCATTATCATTCAAAGCCAAAACGGTGGGCGAACCTTGGGCCGTGATGGTGTCGGTGCCGTTCACGGTGTCCAAGGGCGTCACGCCGCTGGCCGTGATGTCCACACCGGCGTCCAAGTCAATCATTTTTTGAACGGCCAACGCATCGTTGACCTGTATGGAATAATCGCCGGGAATCCAAATTTTGTTGACACTCCGGCCTTCGGAATCCGTTGCTTGTGGGTTTGCAATGGGAATGGTCAACGCCCTATCCGAATAAATGGTGATAGGGTTGGCCACCGGGTCGGCGTTCTGCAATCCAATGAAAATTGAACCGTTTACAATCGGCACTCCGGCGAAATCAACAAATTGGGTTTTTTCATCAATTCTGGCTGGCATTTTTTAAACTCCTATTTAAAATTCCGCTGGCCCTTCGTCAATCGTTCCGGGAACCAATTGCCCTTCCGGGTTTAAAATTTGTGAACCACCGGGAAGGTCAACTTGGACGCCGGTGATTGCACTTTTTCGTTTTTCAACTTCACCGGACACCAAACCAATCCCCAAGGCCGCCGCAATGCGTGGGAAATTTCCGGTTAGAAGTTTTATTCCACGGCTGAATTGTGGGTCCGTGGCCAATGCCCGGTTTATTGTCCGGGTATCGGCTCCTATGTTCAAAGCCTTTTCCAAAGTGTCGCCAATAATCCGAAAACCGGGCAATTTTTTCATGCTTTCCGCAAGGTCCAAAAGAATCGGCGCCGAACCCTTGGGAACGGACCGGCCGGGCGGTGAAAGGTCTTTGGCAACCTTTTCAAGCCGTCGAAGGTCGGCCAATAGCTTTGGATTGCCTTTAAAAAGAATGTTCAACCGGTTTTTGCCGCCCTTGGAAGTTTGTGCAAAGGTGTTTAAAGTTTTCCTGAATACCGTGGGGCTGAATATAACTTGGTCGCCAAACTTTTCGGCACCCTGCAAAGCCTTGTCTATAATTCTAAACATGGTTGTGGCTTGCAATGCGCGAATGGCTTGTTGACCTTCCGGCCCGGCTTTGTTCAATTGCTCCAAAGTCCTTTCAAGGAATTCAACCGGCTTGCCCGGCGCCATCACTTCGTCAAAGGCTTTTGACGCTTCCACCATCGGCGTGAATCCGTCGGGCTTGGCCTTGGTCAACTTCCCGGCGATTGCGTTGGGTGAAAATTCGGTTTTAATTTCACGGACCACCTTGCGGGCCTCTGTCAACGGCTTCAAAACGCCTTCGTCCGTGACGCCCGCCGCCCTTGCCGCGTCGTCAACCAAACCGGCTTCATTGTCCAACGCCCTTTTAATTGGCCCGGACAAAACTTTGATGGCGAAGCTGTTTTTTTGGTCGGCGGATTCAATTGCGTTGATTGCCTTGCGGAAGGTGTCAAAATTTCCGATGGTCAAAGGCGTGATGTCCCGGCCCACTTCAATTATATCGCCGTCGGCGTCTTTGATTGGTTTGTTGAACCGCTTGACCCGGCCGGGGTCTTTGTCAATTCCAAATTCCACCAATAATTCGTCCAAGGCTTTCACGCCGCTTGGACTGTTCGTTTGGATTTGCCGCCGCAACGCTTGGGGTTGCATTGCTTCCGTGATTGTGTCCGTGATGATTGGAATGGCGGCGGTTTCGGGCGCCGTGTCCGCAAACTCTTTATATAATGCGCTTTTTTCCTTTTGCAATAACTTCAACCGGCCATCCAATGCGCCCTTTAAAATTTCACCGCTTTCCAAGGTTCCGCCCAACCCGTCAACCATATCGTCCACATTTTTAATAAAGGCCGCGCTGTTTTCGGCTTCCAATTGTCGCAATGGCCGGGCCACTTCCTGTTTGTTTATTGTGGTTATCAATCGCTGTTCGTTGGTCAATTGCTGGAAGTCCTGCGTCCGTTGGCCGCCGGTCAAGGTCACGCCAATTTCTTCCGCCCTTGCCGCCCGCGCTATTTCTTCGGCTTGCGCCTTTTGGGCGTCGGCCTGTGTTTGTCGTGGCCCTTCCTTCCGTCTTTTTAGCACCGGGATTTCACCACGGACTTCGCCCACGTTTCCCAACTCCGCCAATTGGTCTTTGTTGAAGTCATCGAAGTCAACCCCGGCGTCATCCAAAGCCTTTTGCAATTCAGGGTTGGGCCTTCCGGTTTTTTTGTCTATCAGTTTGGCCTTGCCCAAACGTAAATTTTTGAGACTGACAAAGCCAAGCCCTTCCAACACGGCGGTGGGAATGGATGCGCCAAACGCTCCAAACGCTCCGGCCACTTCCGGGATTCCTGACAACATCCCAATTTTGAATCCAATGTCACCAAGGGCTTTTTCGCTTCCCTCCAACACTTCAATGAATTTTTTAATCGGCGCAAACTCCGCCACGTTTCGCAATCCAATTTTGCCTTCCGCTGATTCAGGCTGAAAGGTCAAGGCTTCCCGGACACCTGCAACGGCCCGTTCACCGGCGCCTTCGTCCGCAAATGGGTTGATGGCTTGGAATAATCCAGACAACCCGGCAATCGGTTCCGCCAATGCGCCGGAGCCAATGGCCACGGCCGGTTCAACTATCAAACCAATTTGGCGGTCAATCTGTGCGGTGATGCTTTCATCTTGTCCGCCTTGTTCGATGCCAACTTGGCTTGGTGTGGCTTCGGGTGGGCGGCCCAATGCGTCGGCCTGTGAAAAGTCGGCCGGGCCGGGTGCGGCTTGCGTGGCCTGTTCTTTAAGAGTGATTGCGCCGTTGGCAACTAACTGGTCAAAAATTGCCCGCTTTTCCGGTGGCAACAAATCTTGGTCGCCACGGTCCGCCAATTCTTGCATGATTTGTAGTTTTCGTTCCCGCGTTGCCATTTAAAGGTCATCCAATAATTGGTTGGTTGATAACCCACCGATGTCGCCGCCCCGTCCTTTGGCCGCCCGTTTGCGTTCAACCTGTTCCCGCCTTTGTTTGTTGGTCCAAGTCGCAATATTATTTCCGGGCGTTGAAAGGTGAAGGGCGGAATCCTCAAGCCAATTATTTAATTTTATGAGGGCTTCACGCCGCCGAACCATCCACTTCCTTAATTCCTTGGGCGGTAACTTTGTGGGCAATCCCGTGGCCATTGCAATTTTTAATTCCTTTTCAGACAATGCGCCGAAGGTCACGCTTGCAATGACCTTTAAACCAAGCCGTTGTTGAATGTTTCGGAGCCTAATCGTTGCCACCCTAAAGTCCGGCATCAAATCATGGACCGGGCCGGTTTTTGCTCCGCCTTCAACCAATAAAGCAATCCCTTGGTTTAAAATTTGGATTTCACCTTTGTTTTGCTGTATATCGTCGAAGGCTTGCCCGGCCCTTGATACGGCATCCTTGGCCAATCCCCGCGCTTTTTGTTGGCGTTCAATTAACGCAACCTCAAAATCGTTGGCCTCTTTGATAACCTTGCGCCTTTCATTTTCCGGGACCACGTTGCCGTCCGGGTCCAACACGCGGGTGGTGCCTTTGGTGCCTGTTTGGATTGTCGTACCGTTTCCAAAGTCCCGCGTTTTAGCTGAAAACTTTTCGGCGTTTTTGGCGGCCACCTTCAAAGGGTCACGCACTAAAAGGTCGGGCCGGGTTCGGCCACCCCGTTCAAACTCTTGTCGGCTTGCGTCTGTGAAAGTTTCCAAGTCTAAATTTGCGACGCCAATGGGTTTGGGTGCGCCTTCGGCCTTAACATTTCCAAATCGGTCAAGGACTTGCTGACCCGGCGCCACGGCCGTGGTTTTCCCCTCACCGGCTTCATCAACAAGCAATTGCAACGCTTGATTTCGTTCCCCGCGTGGCAAACCGGCAATCCTGTCAAATTGCGCCGCCACTTGCGGGTTGTTGTTGTCCGTTGCCGCCTGAATTAAATCCCGGAACATGGTGGGCTGTTTGTCAACGTCGGCTTGCAAAAGTCGGCTGGCCGCCTGTGCGGTGCGTTCCAATTTGCCAACCCGTTCCCGTTCTTCCTTGGCCGTAAAATTTTCCAACAACACTTTGGCGTCGGTCAATTGGGTGCGTCGGCTTTGCATTTCAAGTTTCAATTTTGCTTCGGGAAGTTCAAGCAAAGCCAATGCCCCTTCAACGCTTTGGCCCGCCGCCTTCTTTTGGTCCACAATAGTCATAATCCGGTCACGCATCCCACGGAAATCCTTGGCCCCGCTGATAAATACGGCGTTTTTTTGGCTTTGTTCGGTTTCAAGGGCAATTTGCTTGAGGGCGTTCCGGTCATTTCGTTCCAAATGTCCCCGGATAACCTGCGCCGCCTGTGGATTCAATGCAGATAGGCGGACAAGGGCTTCGTTTTGCTGTTCCGGGGTTGGCCCGGCCAATGGGTCGGCGCCGCGTTCTTCGTCCCTCAAAGCCTCTTGGGAGCCTGAAACAACACCGGCAAGGCGCTGTTCCTCCGCCTCTTTGGCCCGTTCCCGGCCCGTTCCGAACACCTTGAGGGCCGTATTGATGGCCGGGGAAAAATCAGGAACCAATGAACCACCGTGAATTTGCTCAAGTGTTGGCATTTAAAAGCCTCCAAATAAACTTCCGGCCAAACTGGCGGAAACTGAATCAACGCTTGTGCCGGGGTTCACCCCACCACCCGCAAAGCCTCCGCCGCCGCCGAATCCTTGTTGTTGTACGAATCCGCCGCCGCCGCCCTGTGCCGCTTGTAGTGGCGCTCCGGCGGTTGGCGCGAATAATCCGGCCACTCCCACGCCTGTGTTGATAGCGTTTTGAATTTGTGCCGCATCACCTTGGGCTTGGCCTAAAATTCCGCTTCCAATGTCCCGGCCAATTCCGGCTTGCAAGTTGGCCACGCCACCACCCAAATTTCCGGCCGCGTTCAATCCAATCCCGGAAAGCTGACTCAAACGGCCTTGGCCCAATTGTTCCAATTGAAGGCCCACGTCCGTTGGCACCTGTGCGGCCGCTAAAAGCCCGGCGCCGGACCTGAAATTTCCGCCCGCCGCGTTTCTGTTTTCAACCGCCCGCGTCCGTTCTTGAACCAAGTTTTGGAACGTACCACCGCCGAAGATGTCACCCAACCGTTGGTCAATTCCGCCCAAGGTCGAAGCCTGTTGCAAGCCCGGCAAGGCACCCGTTCCCGCTTCAACGAATGGTGAAAGGTTCTTTTGCAAAGTCTCAATGGCCCGTTGCTTCGCCGCCGCCTGTGCGGCCGCCGCTTCGCTGGCCGCGTCACCGCCGCCACCTAAAAACCCCGCCGCCAAACTTGTGCCAATTCCAATTGCCGCTATTCCACCCGCACCCGGCATTTTTCTACCTCCAATTTGGATTTATAAATGTAAAAACTATCCACCCATTCAACGCCTTGGGCGTCACATTGCCCCTTTATATCCTCAATCCATGTTGGATTGCAAGGGCGTTTTAATTCCCAATCCTCTGGCCCGGCCGTCGCCACCCTTATGCCATCCAAATCCAATTCACCCATCGGACCCAACAACGGCAAAAATGAAATGTACCGGTTGGGACTTGGGACTTTTTGCAAATCCTTAATGCGCGATTTAAAGGCCGTTTCTTCCACCGTCACACCCACGAAAATGTTTTCAGTGAAAACCAAATCCCCGGACAACTCCAAAAGCCTTTCCGGCCGCTTGGTCAATAATTCAAATAGGTGGCGCCGTTCCCGGTTCATAATCTTGAACACCCGCCGGATGAATCCCGTGGACACGTCCTTGTGGAATAAATCGCTTCCCAATGACACGGTGAAAATCGACGGTTCAAAAACAAAACTTGGAACGTAAAGGGTGCCGTCCTGTTCCTTGACTGAATAATCCCACCCGTTCCGCTTGTACTCCCACAAGGAAGGGCAACTTTCACACCCGCCACCAATATTTTCGCAACCGGTTGTCACCGGCCAATTTAAAGTGTCCATCCCCTCACCAAGTTGTATTTTTCAAGGACCACAAGCCCGTCCCGGCCGGGGCAAACAATGTGTCCAACGTCATTGAACACCGTGGCCAACGTCACACCTTCAAACAATGCGGCCGCCTCCGGGTCAAGGTTTTCAACCCGCACAAAAAGAATGTCACCCATTTCAACTTTGCGTGATTGCTGAAAACCAATCGTTTCAAAAACCATTTCAAAGGTGTCGATAAATGAAAGGCCGAAGTGACCACGCACCAAGGCAATGGCTTCATGTTTGTTGGAATAACGGCCACGCAACCAATTGGCCATTGGGTCCATGCCGGTCATGGCTTTGATTGCGTCACACGATAAAGTCATGCAATCATTCACACCCCATTGGAATGACGCCATCCCCTTCAAATACAAATTGGCCGCCAAATATTTCTTCCAACCTTTGATTTTATATGAACCTAAAGTGTCAATCATACGGCATCCAATTGGATAAAATATTCGGTTCCGTTTATCCACACCTTGAATTTATGTGACGGGGTAAAAGTCCCAATCACTTCCGGCGGTTCTTCAATCCACAATTCCGGGACCGCCAAACTCCCACCCGCGCCCGAATCCTTTGACCCCAACACAATGGCATTGGCCAAAACCGCCGTGGGTGAAGTGTCGTTGGGAATGTGCAACGCTCCGGCGGCGCTGGTAGCGGCCGCGCCAATGGTTCCCAATAAAATGTTTTGGTCGGTATCAATTCGGATTCCCGGCAATGCGCTGGTTGAAAAGGTCATCAACCCGGTGAAGGGAATATAAATGATTTGCCCGCCACTGTTTCCGCTTGTCGGCGCACCCAAAAAGATATTGGCGGCCGTCCCATCATTCGGCACAAGTATGGACAACCCGGTGGCCGCATTGGATTCAATCACAATCGAATCCGCCAAAACACTGGCCGCAACTACCCCGGCCGCGCCACCGCGAAACAAGTGAAGCAAACCATCGGAGGGCGCAAACCCGTTGTCCGCAATCCCCACGCGGTTGTTGCCGCTGTCAATAAAAAGCATATTCGCGGAGCCAACGGATTCAACCCTAAAGTCATGGACGGCGGCGCCGGTTTCATTCACCACAATCCCCAAGGTGGGATTAAAACGCATCATTTCGGTGCCGGTGGATGCAAAAAACCACGCGGCCGCGTTGGCGTCATAACGTATTTGCCCGGCGGCCGCACCGTTTGACGGGTCACCGAAGTTTAAGTTGGCAAATCCCGTGGCGTTGTCCACCAAAAAGGACATCCCAATTTCCCCGGTTCCTTCCAACACTAAAAGGTCGGCGGTGACCAATGGCGCAATCACCCCGGCGTCCGCTTGCTGAATGTGAAGGGCGCCGTGAACGGGCGCCAAACTTGTCCGCGAAATCCCTACAATACCCAAACTGGAATCCGTAAATAATAAATGGGTGCTTGTGTCGCCTTCGGCCCTAAAATCCATATTGGTCACGCCCAATGGATTGACAACAAATTCAGCGGGACCAAGCGTTAAAGTGTTGACCGTCTGATTAAACCATTCAAAAGAAAAAGAATTATGATTAAATCTATAAACCCCGTTGTCGTTTCCGCTTGGTGCGCCAAAGTAAATGCTTCCAACATGGTTGTTGTTTCCAAGAATTGACATTCCCGTGTTGCCGTTGCCCTCAACAACAAGAACACTCCCGTTGGTGGCGGCGTCCACGGCCCCGGCGATTGCCGTCGCCGTAATTTGAACAACCCCATGTCGGGGGATGACGTTGGTATTTGAAAACCCCGTCCTTTTAGCGTTGGCATCAACGAACATAATGGCGCTGGAATTTAGCCCAAACCCCCGGATGCGAAAATCCATCAAATCGTTTTGGTTTGGGTTCCAATCAAAACCAAAGGATGGGAGCAATTGCAAACATTCGACAACTGAAAAGAACCACTTGAAGCCTTGGTTGACGTTGGTGAAATTGTGGTCATACATAAACCGGGCAAAGATTGGATTGACGTGGTTGCCAAAGTTAATGCTATTTTGAAGGCTGTCTATTGTGATTAAAGTTATTCCATTGCTTTGGTTGGATTCAATGACAATGGCATTGCCAAAGCTGGCCGGGGTTGCCGAACCCGCCGGGGCGTTTTGAATAATATGAATCAAACCTTTTGTTGGTGCGAAGCCCGCGTCAGTAATTCCAATGCGGTCACCGGATGAATCCACTTGAAGGAAAGGCGCGACGTTTTGGGTGTTGATTTGAAAATCAATATCGGCGTCTTGGTTCTCATTGAAAAATGAACCAATGGTGTCATACATGGTTAGATAAGTTTTTTCCCTGACATCAAAGCCCAAGCGTGGCAAAGTGAAATCGGTGTCATGCAAAAACCAAATGTTTCCGGCCCGGTTGTCATAGGCTGGCGAACCGAAAAAGATATTTCCAAAGGAATTGGAACCATTCAAAATTGTCATCCCGCCGTCAAAATTATGTTCCAACACCAATTCATTGCCGTCAAGGTCGGCGGTCACCGCGCCACCTTCGGCGGTACTGTTTAAAATGTGAAGGGTGCCATCATTGGGAGTGAAGCCACCTTGAGCAATCCCCACGCGGTTGTTGGGACCGTCCACCCGGAACATTGTGGACGACGTGTTGGATTCAACGGTGAAACTTTTTGAACCGCCGGTAGCGTTTAAACGGATGTCATCGGTGCCGTTGCCAAGAATTGCCCACGACTCCACAAAGTCAAGCCCTTGGATTTCACCGGTTGGGCCACGTCCTAAAAACTCATTGGGGTCGATGACCGCCGCCAAAATGTCGGTGCCAACCGAAGGGCGATAAATAATTGAGGAAGGAAGGAAACTTTCCGGGGTGATGGTGCCAGTGTCGCCGCCGCCTAATTCGTTTATCTTGTCGGCAATGTCATCAAAGAAAACTTGCAACCTTTGGCTGGCCACAAGTTGTTCGTTGAATTTCTCAATGAGGGCGTCGCCGTGGTCCGGCTTTGAAACAAGGGCGTCCATTGTCAGCCTCTAATATTTAAAAATAAAGAATCGGCGGCAAAAACCAAATCACCTGTGGAGTAAATCCGCAAACCCATGAAACCGTCATAATTCCCCATCCCGCCGGATGAATTCCATGAAAGTTTGGCATTGTATTCGCCCAACGCACCAAGGGAACGGTAAATGGCCGGGCCATATACGCGGTTGTCACGGCTTATAAAAAGCCCGACGGTGCCAACTTCGGCGTTGAAGCCTTGGGAAATTCCAAATTCCACACACTGGCATGAAAACCTTTCATTGTTCGGGTGTTTGAATCCAAGGTCAATGGTTTTGCCAATGCGCTCACCAAAGTCGGTGTTGATGTTGTCGAACCGGCCAATGCTCCGCACCGATGACGTGTAATATCTTCCTTCAAATTGCGTGATGTACCCACCCAACCACGGCCGGGGAAACCCGCCCACCAACGTGGACAACCGGAACCAATTGCCTTGATAGAATCCAAAGGCATCACGGGGCAAGGTGAAGGTTGCAATATCATAACCGCGCCACTTCAACCGGCCCGGAATACACGCGGCCAGTTCTTCCGGCGCATAGTTTGTTAAAATCTTGTCAATGAAAGCGTTGGAAATCTTTGCGGTTTGTCCCGGACCAATCGCATAAAAACCAAAGTCTTGGTCCTTTTCCCGGCCAAGGAACAAAAAAGAATTGGTGTATTCCAACAACGCACCGATGAAACCATACCGATGCCGGGCGCCGCTGATACGGGTGAAAGGGTTGGGCGTTCCGCCGGTGTCCCGGAATAATTCAAAACTATCCGTTCCGCCTATATATAGAGTGTTTGCGAAGTTGAAAACGGCGTTGTTTAAATCGGGGAGTTCTTCGGCGTCGAAAAATGAAAGCGGTTGAACCGTCGCCGCCACTCCAACGTCGGAGAAAAAAGCCGGGTCACCATTTGTTGGGATATAAACAAACCGGCCGTCAATAAAAGCCACGTCCGTGACGGACTGAAAATTTTGGTTGTTGGTGATGTCAATGAGGAAATCCATTTTGTCCAAGGCATACAAGGCGAAGTCCTTGGCCATGATAACAACCTCATTGAATCCAATCACGGCTTTGATGACGCTTGAACCGGCAATGGTGTCGATGACTGTGGTGGCGCCGGTCAGGATGTCCGTGACTTTTAAAAGGTCTTGGCCGAATACGAAATACAACGAACCGTTCCAAGTGAATGAGCCACGGGCCAAGTTGGTTTGATTGGAACCAAGGGTGGTGATTCCGGGCCGGGGTAAGATTTGGCCCTGATTATTATTGAAACAATTTTCCAATGCCGTCCGGGTTTGTGGCAAACTTTCGGCGCCATCCAACCCCTTCGGGAAGTCAACTTTAGGCATCCAACTCCCTCACCGTGTCGTCATCACCAAAGAAAATGTCCCGGCGGAAACTGCCTTTTGAATTCCCGGCGCCACGCGGCAACGTACTTGACGGGCGTTTCCTTGGGACTGTAAATTTTCTGTAAAGTGTTCGGATTTGCGTGATGCCACGCTTGGCATTGGCCACCAACGAAGCCGAAACGATAACCTTTCCATTGTCGAAGTTGGGCGCCAACATAAGGGCAAGGTTGTCAATGATTGCGTTTTTGGCGTCGGGTGGTTCGCTTAAATCCTGACCGGGCGCATCAATCGGCACCGTTTGAATGTCAACACCCCACGAAATCCAAAGTTGCAACATGGAATTCAAAATGGACATCCCCTTGATAATGTCCTCCGGCGCCGCCGGTTGGTGAATGGAATGGGCGCCGATGCGCTCCAATGAGCCTTGGATAATTTCGGTTCCTGTACTCATTTTAAAACCTCAAGTATAGTTAATGCCAACCCCGCCACGGCGAAGGCAATCGCCAAGTAAATGACCAAATACGCAACCCATTCAATTTTATTTTCCGGGCCGTTATCCATCGACAATGTTTTGTTCATCCTGTTCCGGCGTTGGTCCCGGCACTTCGTCCGTGTCGGGTATTTCATACACGTCGCCCACTTTCTTATATCCAAGGGCAACCATATACTTTTCTTTGGTTTCATCGTCTTGGACTTCCGTGATTTCCCCCCTTGGGTTTTTCCACTTCATTTCAACCCCCTAAAATATCTTTTGGCATTTCGCCCACTTCGTCCGGGGAAATACTCTGTTCCTCTTTTTCCGGTTCCTGTGGTTCGCCTTGGCTTGGCATTTCGTCCATGCTTATTTCATGCGTTTCCGTCGGGCCGCCTTCCCCCGGCTTGTCCGGTGCGTCATCCATGTCCGGGTCACCGATTTCAACCGGTGTGCTTCCTACTTTCTTAAACCCAAGTGAAAGCAAATATTTTTCGGTTTCTTCATTGTCTTGGGCGTCCATCATTTGACCGTTGCCTTTGTCCCACTTCATAAAACCCCCTTTGTTTTTAAATGGTTTGCGGCCAACTACTAACTTAAAACTATTTTTCAAAAATTAGTAATTGAAAGGCTGACCACGCCCGCCCGTCCAATCTGGCTGGTTAGTATTGACGGACGTGGCCAAATGCCCTTGAAATTTACGGCGTTCCAAATCCTTGTCCCGCGAAGAAAGGATTGTAAACCGCGTATGCGGGCCGGAAATCGAACCGCACTTTTTGATTGTTCTCAAGAAATCCCACGCCCTTTGAAACCCTGATTTGCAACCCATCTTCGGTTGTTCCCAAGGTGTCAGTGGAATGTAATTTCTTAATTGGAACGGACCCAATGCCAAAGGCCATTTTGTGCCAAAACAAGTTTGGCTGTTGCAAGGTACTGAGCGCACCCAACAACGTCAAAACGTCCGTGGCAACCGGCGCCGTGTCCACCGTGTTGTACTGACCGGCGGCTTCAAATAAAGCCGGACCGGAAATTATAATGGTGCCTTCACCCGAACCATCCAAAGTCACCGCTTGCGTCACTACGCCCGTGAACACAATCACGGCGCCCGCTTCGTCAATCATCGGTTGCCGCGTGTTCAAGTTCAAGCGATTCCGCCCGGTGATTTGTAGAACCTCACCGGCCCGGACTTGCAAGTTGATGCCGAAGGAAGTGACCACAATCGCTTGGGTCATTGTGTCCTTCGCCGTGACATATGTGACGTCGGGGTTGACATCAATAGCCCCAACGCGGTCCGCAACACTATGGGAAGTAAGTGTTGCCAAGGTGGTGGCGGACATTACACGCATACCGGCGAAGCCATCCGAAATGATGGCCAGTTTGTGGGCTTCGGAAATCAACCCACCCGCCGAACCGCCCGCGCCCAAACTTCGTTGGTCACTTGCCAATGATGTTTGAGTGAAAGGGTTGACCGTGTAATTCCATTTACCATCTTTAGGAATCCCGGAGGACTCCATAATGGCGCCCGCCCGCGCAACATCGTCCCATGTTGCAACCGGGGTGCCATAGGTTCCGGCCAAAAGACCGGAGTTTTTTAACATGAACGCGGCAAAATCAACTTCCAAGTCCGTGACAATTCGGGTTGCCATCGGCTCCAAAAGCTGGTCAAGCTGGTCCATTTTGATTGCTTCGTCCGCTTCGTCATAGTCAACGAAAACGGTGAAGTAATTTTGAACAATCCCGGACGCCTTGCCGGTGATGATGTCGTCCGCCGTTAAAAGCGAAACGTCACCTTCCGGGGTGCGCCGGGTGGTGTAGTCCGTGGGCCGCTTAAAATCTACGGTATCACCTGACTTTGGGCTAAACTTACCGGCCAAAAGTTGGGTGTCCACGTTCTTCGACAACACACGCATGGACTCAAATTTTTCCAAGAACACGCGGGCCAATTGTCGTGTAAAGTTGCTATCAAAATTATTGGCCATGATGCAAACACCGGGCTTTCATACGCCCGGCCCTTTATGCGAAGGTTGCCCCCGCCGGTCCCCGTTTCTTTTTGCCGGTCGGCAAGTTGCCGCCCTCCAAATCTTCATCGGGGTCTTTGAGGGATTTCTTGGAAACGGTTTTCACCTTTATTTCAGATAAAATCCCGCCCAATTCCATCAACGCCCGCACCGTTTCGGTTTCCAACATATCACCATACTTTTGCGCCAAGTCCGGGTGTTTGCCCAAATAATAAATCAATTGCTCTGACCTATCAGGCAACGCCAAAATTAAATGGTTGACGTTTTGGTTCCCCATTATGGCAATGGCCTTGTCCTCCGTTTCTTCATAATCCTTGACCTTCAACTTGGTGGCCCGTTCAATGTGGGCTTCCTGTTTCTGTCGAAGTTTTTGAGCCAACGCCACTTGGTCGTTGGTCACGGTGGACTTTTTGGATTGCTCCGCCAACCTTGCGTTCACCCGGTCATCCAATCGTTTGTCTTGGTATTCATCAACCGCCTTTTCATATTCGGGGTCATAAATACCGGCGTCAAACTTGTCGGGGTCCGGCCGTTTTAAAGGTTCGGGTGTTGTTTGCTGGCCACTCTCAAGTTGCTGGATTCGGATGTCCTTGACCTTGTTTTCTTGTGCAAGAAAATCCGCCCGGTCCTTTTGTGTGGCTTCACCCTCTTTGGCGTCGCTTACCCTTCCATTTAGTTTGTTGATACGTTTAAGAAATCCCCGTGGGGTCGTTGCTTGGGGTTGCGTTTCCCCTTCACGGACAATTTGTTGTTGGTCGTCATCGGACTCCCCGGCTTGGCCGTCGCCTTCGCCGCCGTCATCGTCATCACCTTCGGTTCCACCTTCACCTTCGTCGCCTTCGCCACCTTCGTCGTCGCCTTCCCCTTCCGCTTCAATATCTGCGGGGTCGGGTTCACCGTCGTCAAAAGTAATTTTGGCCTTCGTTGGGTCGGGTTTTCCCGAATCACCATCAACTTTTTTGCCACTGTTTTCCGCTTCACCCATTGTTTTATCCTCCGTAATGGTTTTAGAGTATGGCCACATTGGCCGCCCGGTTTAAAGTTCCGGTAAACTATTCCATTAAATTTTTGGTGTGTGCCTTCATCTTGTCCAAGGTGATGTCGATTTCGTCCGCCGTCCACCCTTCACCCATTGCCTTGTCAATACACGCTTCAACCCGCCCAAGGTCGCCGGACTCAAATGCCCGCAACAAATAGCGGGGCAAAGGCTTGGACCCTTGCAATTCGTCGGCCCTGTGCCTGATACGGGCCTTCAACCGGGCGTCCGCCGCCTTGAACACGTCAACCTTTTGTTGTTTCAGCTTGTCAAAATAATCTTGGGTCATTCGGGGTCAAGCCCTTCATTTATTGGCGTTTCTTTATTTAAGCCTTCAACTTCGGGCGGTGGCGCCACACTTGACCGGCCGCCCTTTTTCTTCCACGCCCTCATTGCTTGTTGGGCCTTGGCCAAGTTGGCCCGGCGTTCCTTCCGGTTCAATGTCCGGGGTTCGTTCTTCCCGTCGGGCAAAACCACCGGGGTGTTGGTTACTGCCATAACCTTCCGCCTTTCCTGCTTTCCCCGCCATCCCGGCGGACACCCCGGCCCCTATTCATATCCCAAGTTGTTCCTGCAACTTGCGGCGCCGGTCAAACAACTTGCGGTTGGCTTCAAACCGAAGGTCTATTGCTTTGTCCCGGACTTGAATTTGGTCATTGACGTCCCGCAATTCCTTCAAGGCTTTCATTTGGGCCTTTTCGCCCACCACCCGCTTGGCCTTCTTTGCTGGTTTCACTCCCACAACGATGTCGCCCGGCATGATACCCCCTTATTTGAAAGTTGAACCGCCGCCTTTTCTCCCTGATAGCCGCCGCACTTTTACAATCTGTTTGTTGACAATGGCCAAGTCCCGCTTTTCCTTGGCGGTCAATCCCTTCGCTTCCCTCTTGATAGTTTGCCTTTGCGCCTTGGTCAATCCCTTCGGGCCAACCTTAATGATTTTCCCGGTTCCGGCGTCCCTGATTGTGGCGGTCAATGGGTTTTTCTTTATTGATTTGGCGCTCCGTTCAACAACGGCCGGGCGCTTGGCAAGGCGTTCCTCACCGCGTTTTTGTAGGTTTTCCCGCGCCCTTTTGTCCGTCCCGGCTTTCCTGAAATTGGGTTGCCTCACCCCTTTTTCCTCTAACCTTTTCGCCGTCACCCTTTTGTCCGGCCCGAATGTTCCGCGTGGCTGTGACCCTGTTCGCTTCCGGGCTTTGCCCTCCGCCTGAATGGCTTTAAAGCGTTTATCATCAATTGCCTTGCCCTTGGCCTTTGCGGCCGCCCGTGTTTCGGCCGTCCTTTTGCCCGCCTTCTTTGCGGTGTCACCGCGTTTGAATACCTTGCCCACCTTCAAAAACTTGCCGGGTCCGGCCAACGTCGCACCAACCGCAAGCCCTTCCTTGAGTGATTTGGCCAACGGTTTGTCCAACTCCGCTTGGAGTGGGTTGAACCGGTTGCGTTTCCTCCGGGCGCGGATTTCTTCCTTCCGGCTTTTTATGGTGCTTCGTTTTTGCTTGGTGGCCATTGGTTCCCCTTATCGTTTCCGGCTTCGTGGTCGGGCCGCCGCATTGCGGGCCAACCCTGAAATCGTTTTTTTGCGTGTGCCACTCTTAAAGGCTTTCAATTGTGCCGCGTTCAACTTCGTTGGAATGGCCGTTGATGACTTCGCAATGTTCCGCTTTTCTTGGGCCACGGCCTTCCGCCTGTTCAACGCCCTCTTTGCCGGTGTGTGTTTAGGCATGATTATTTCATCCTTTCCTTGAGTTGTTTCCCGTGGAACACTTTTAATTTGGTAGTGTTGACGCCGGTGGTTGTGCCGGTGCGGCCGGGCCACCACCAAACGGCAATCCCCGCGCCTGTTCAAACGCTTCCTTGCGTAACTGTGAAAAGGTCTTGGCCTCACCCTGTTTGGTTTCGGACACAATCTTGGCCGTTTCAGCGGCTTTTTTGCGGGCGCTGGCCACGTTGTCGATTGATTTGGAATCAAGGTTGCGGCCTTCGCTTTCAAATTTCTTGGCCTCTGCGTTGGCCTGATTGGCCGCCGCCGCAATCAATTGGGCTTGTGGGTCCGGTTTCGGTTGCTGTGCCTGTGCCAACATTTGTTTTTCTTCGTCCGTTTCGGGTTTCTTCAAGCCCTGCATAATCATGTTTCGGCGGTTCATATCCTTCAACGGACCGACGCCCACGCCTTCCATGTTGTCCAACATGGTGAAAATGATGGCCGGAATGTATTGATTCCCGGCCGGGGTGTCCTTGAGAAATTCACCCATTGCCTTGAGGGTTTCAACCGTTTCTTCCCTCAATGATTCGTATTGTGGCCCAATGTCGGAATAAGCCCGGAACCGCTTGCCCCGCAAGTTGTTGGCCCGCACCATCTTCCCGGTTTTTTCGTCCATGATGACCTTCAAAAGCT